AAACAGAATTCTACGATGCTGGTGATGTTATTGGTTATGAAATTGACGGTACAGAAAAACTATCATCTGGTGATAAAGTAAGAAAAATCACATTTGGTCTTTCTTCACAAGTTGGATTCGATAAGGACCTATTCAAATATAAAGGAACTGCGGCGGCGGGTTCAACTAGTGGTTTCCACTTATCAACTAACGCTTCCACAATCACAGGTACCACATTTATCACAACTCCTTATGACTTAGAAGGACAATCAGGTGTGGATAACGTATTAACAAACATCAACTTCCGTAAATTCACATTCGGTGTATGTGGTGGTTATGATGGTTGGGACATCTATAGAGAGGTAAAAACATTCGGAGACGCTTATATCTTCGGAAAACCAACATATGTAAGTGGTAATACTTCAAATGGTGGTGTGTTTAGTACAACTGTTGGAAACTCAGATTACTACGCATACTTACAAGGTATTAACACATTCGCTAACCCTGAAGCGGTAGATATCAACATCTTCGCAACTCCGGGTATTAACTTCTACGACCATAGTTCATTGACATCACAAGCGATTGATATTATGGAAAATGATAGAGCGGATTCACTTTACATAATTGCTCCACCTAATTTCCCAACAGTTGAGGAAGTTGTAGATGCGTTGGATGGAGTTGCTCTTGATACTAACTATTCAGCAACCTATTGGCCATGGATTCAGGTTAGAGACCAAGACAACGCAACCCAATTATACATCCCACCAACAGGTGAAGTAGTTAGAAACATCGCACTTACCGACAATGTGTCATTCCCATGGTTCGCAGTAGCAGGTTACTCAAGAGGTTTAGTAAAAGCTATCAAAGCAACTAAGAAATTGACACTTGACGAAAGAGATGAATTATATAAAAACAGAATTAACCCAATCGCAACCTTCTCAGATACTGGTACTATCATTTGGGGTAACAAAACCCTTCAAGTTAGAGAATCTGCGTTGGACAGAATTAACGTAAGAAGATTGTTGTTAAGAGCAAGAAAGTTAATTTCAGCAGTTGCGGTTAGATTGTTGTTCGAACAAAACGATGAACAAGTAAGAAATGAATTCTTGAGATTGGTTAACCCAATTCTTGAAGCAATTAAGAGAGAAAGAGGTTTATACGAATTCCGTGTAACTGTATCAAATGACCCTGAGGACATCGATGCAAACACTCTTAGAGGTAAGATTTACATCAAACCTACTCGTTCACTTGAATTCATTGACGTTGAGTTCATAATTACCCCAACAGGAGCATCATTTGATAATATCTAAATGAAAAAGGGGAAGTTTAACCGCTTCCCCTTTTATATGTTTCACATGGAACCAAAATTTATAAAAAATATACTTTGATAAACCACCCAGTATTATACCAGAATATTCTAGTATCTAGTTCTAGTTATCTTTTATCTAGTTTTATTTCTGGTTCTAGTATTAATACTAGTATGGAAAAAATACGAAATAAATTTGACATTAACAAGGGGTGAGGTAAACAAATTATATTTTTTAGATAATAACATATTTATAAGAAAGTAAGATAAACTTAAAAAATTAAAAAAACATAGACATGGCAGATTTATTAATGAAAATGCCGGTTCCATACGAACCGAAAAGAGTAAACAGATTTATCCTTCGTTTCCCTTCATCATTGGGTATCAACGAATGGTATGTTTCATCAGCAGCTAGACCAAGTGCTAAAATTAACTCAGTTGCTATTCCTTTCATCAACACATCAACATATGTGGCTGGTAGATTTGAATGGAATGAATTAAGGGTAACCTTTAAAGACCCAATTGGTCCTTCAGCGTCACAAGCATTGATGGAGTGGTTCCGTTTACACGCTGAATCAGTAACAGGTCGTATGGGTTATGCTGCAGGTTATAAGAAAGATATTGAATTAGAAATGTTAGACCCAACGGGTGTTGTGGTTGAAAAATGGATTCTTCAAGGTACTTTCATTACCGATTTGAACTTCAATGAACTTGATTATTCAAGAGATGATATCGCAACTATCACTTGTTCATTGAGAATGGATAGATGTATTCAAGTATACTAAAATAAAAAAAATCTGTCAAAGCGAAGGTCTCTCAAAAGGAGACCTTTACTTTTTTATATAAATTACGTAAACTTATATAGTTATAACAAAAACATTTATGGAAGAATTTAGAGTCGACCCAACCATTGCGTATGACGTTGTGGAACTACCCTCAAGAGGGATACACTACTCAAGTGGAAAAAAATCATTAAGAGTTGCTTATCTAACTGCAGCAGATGAAAATATTTTATCAGCACAGAATTTAATTGCGTCAAATACCGTAATTGAAGAATTGTTAAAGAGAAAAATTTTAGATAAAGATTTTATCATTGAAGATTTAGTTGATGAGGATAAACAAGCAATTCTTATCTTTTTAAGAAATACCGCATTCGGTTCCGATTATAAAGTTTTTTTAACCGACCCAAAAACCGACAAAGAGTTCTCATCTGAATTGGATTTGAGCGAAATTTCATTTAAAGATTTTACACTTGAGGCGGATTCAATGGGTGAATTTCCCTATACAATGTCAAAAACAAATGTTGATATTACTTTTAAGTTTCTAACTAAAAAACAACAAAAAGAAATTGATGAAATTGAAAAGAGTTGGAACGGTGTTGGTGCGGCACCAATCGTAACAAAACAACTTGAAATGATGATTAAGTCAGTTGCCGGTAACAGAGATATGATGAATATTAGAAACTTTGTTGAGAAGTTACCAATTAAAGATAGTCAGGACTTTAGAAAATACGTTAAGGAACATAAACCATCGTTAGATTTAACAAAAACAGTAAAAACCCCGTCAGGAGAAGATATCCAAGTTGAAATTGGATTCGGGGTAGAATTTTTTCGCCCTTTCTACGGATTATAAGAAAGGTCAGTTAGACGAGATTTTATTTTTGATTAAAAAGGGGTTCTCATATGGGGATATTCTTACTATGCCCGTATATGTACGTAGATATTATGTCAATTATATAATTGAATTGGAAAACAGTCCCAAATAGTATTTATGTAATATAAGCTAATCTATGGATATATACTCAATTTTTAACCAATATAGTAACAACAGAAGTGGGTTTATTAAAGAAGTAACCGCTAAAGACAATACTATTTCTGCAAAAACCGCCGGAGAAATATGGGACAGCATGAATAAAAGTTCATCTGCTAGTACTACAATCAACACCAAGACCTCCACACCCGTTACTTCAAAAGTATATAACATACAAGATTTAGGACAAAAGGTAACATCATATAATCAAGGAGATTTAATTCAACCTAGTACAATTGCTGAAACCGTAAAAGATGTCATTTCTGGATTTTTCAGTAAAGAAGGAGGTATGATTAAAGGTTTAGGTAATCTGGGTTCAATGGCACTAAAAACTGCAATGGATGGTGCTACAGATATTTTAAAAAAAGAAGTTGATTTAAGAAATGAATTAAATTCACAAATTGGAATTGCTGGTGAATTGTCACGAGATTATCGAAATGAAATATTCGAGGCACTACCCGGAGTTGTCTCAATGGGTTACAGTTTTGAAGATTTAAAGAAAACAGTAATTTCTACAATGGAGGAAACAGGTCGTTTCGCATTGATGAATAGTGATACGATGAAACAAATGGCAATAACGTCAAGAGCGTTTGTTGGTGATTTGGAGGATATGGGTAGAATTTTCAGAAATTTTGAAATGGTCGGTGTAGGTGCACAAGATGCCCTTAATACAATTGATAAAGTTGGTCAATCATCGTTGAAACTTGGTTTACAATCAAGAAAAGTTGTAGAAGAAACACAAAAGAATTTAAGCAAAGTAAATGAATACGGGTTCCAAAACGGTATACAAGGACTTAGTAGAATGGTGCAAAAATCTATTGAATTTAGAATGAATATGGAATCGGTTAGTCAAATTGCAGACAAAGTATTTGACCCCGAAGGTGCAATCGATTTATCTGCTAATCTACAGGCAATTGGTGGTGCAATTGGTGACTTCAACGACCCATTAAAATTAATGTATATGGCCACCAATAATGTTGAAGGTTTACAAGATGCATTAATTGGTGTTGCAGGTTCGTTAGCAACATACAACGAAGAACAAGGTAGATTTGAAATTACAGGTGTTAACCTTAGAAAAGCGAAAGCGATGGCTAAAGAGCTTGGTATTTCGTATAATGAATTGGCAAATGGTGCGATTGCTGCTGCTGAAAGGTCATCCGCTGCTAGTGCATTATTATCATCGGGACTTAATTTGAGTGATGATAATAAAGAATTTTTAACCAATATCTCAAGAATGGAAGGTGGGTCAATGGTAATTGATGTACCTGAATCATTGGCTAAAAAATTAGGTTTAACTGAAACAAGAGTTGCATTAGAAGATTTAAGTCAAGGTCAAGCAAATGCAATTTTAGAAAATCAAAAATATTTTGAAAAACTATCACCCGAGGAAATTGCTAAAGAACAATATACTGAAACTCAAAAATTGGCTCTTACAGTTTCCGAGATATCAACAATGTTAAAAGTTCAGTTCGCAAAAACAGTGAGACAACCGTTGGCACAAGTTGATTCATATATTCGTGACTTAAACGATTATATTGGCGGAAAAGACGGTGATAATAAATTTACGGGAGAATTAGAAAGAATAAAAGCGGATACAAACAAATACGCTGAAGATTATGTGAAAAAAGATTTAGGTATAAAGACTGGAACCGCGACTTCACAACCACAAGAACATACACATAATCATAATTTCCAAATGGGAGATGTGACTAGTGATAATTTAAAGAGAAGTCTCTATACAGACCCTGTTTTCCACGATTCGTTTAAACAACAATGGGAAAAGGGCGGATACCTACAAAATTAAAC